GTGATACACAAGTAATGACTAACGTACAGTCTGCTGATGAAGATCTTAGAAAAGATATGATCTTAACTGAAGCAGGTCTAGAAGTTACTCTAGCTGAGTCTCACGCATTATACAACCTAGAAGGAGTCTAAGATGAAGAGTGACGTATTAAACTCAAGTAGTGGTAGTTTCTCATTACCAGCTAGTAAAGGTCTAATTAAGATAGAATCTAAATTAGTTTCTTTTACGGCTAGTTCAGCTAATATTGATTCTGGAGCTATGTCGATTCCAGCTAATTCGATTATTACTAAACTAACTGCTGTAGTCCACACTGCTTTAGCTCACGCTACTGCAACTGTAGGCGTTAGTGTAGGAACAGCAGCTGGAGGTACGCAGTTTACTGGTACTCTTGACGCTGATGGTCTTGAAGCTAGTGGTACATCTGTTGCAGCTGGAATAGGAGCATCTACTGATGATGTTCTTACTGCGGCTTTAGGCGGTACAGCTATATTGGGAGCACTTGCAGCTTCTTATAGGTCTGCTGATACAGATGTGCACTTTAGAACCGTAGCATCAACAGGTGCTTTTACAGCTGGAACTATGTGTTACATTGTTGAATACATAGAGTTAGGAAACAACTAATCCGAATACATAAGGATAACAGTTTATAGTACTGTGGGGAAGTTCAATAAAAGTTCTTCCCCAAAACTATAAAAGGAAAATTTATGAAAAAAAAATGTATACACTGTAACCATCCTAATAACGAAGGGTGGTTTTATTGTAAAAATTGTGGTAAAAAAGCTTTTAAAAGTAAGTTTACTACTAATATGTATATGATGTCTACTATGGGTAAAAGAACAGATGTAGAAATGTCTGTACAGAGTATTGATCAAAATACAAAAGAAATGAGACAGAGACTTTATGGCGACTAAGAAAAAAACTACTAAGAAAAAAGTAGTAAGAGTTTTAAAGAGAAAAGACCCAGTAATGGAAGCTTTGCGAAAGCCAGTTAAGATATAATGGCAACATTTGAAGCACAAGTAGAATCATTAGCTTCTATCGCTATAGATGGGAGTAGTACTCCTACTCAAGCACAGCTTACTCAATTCTTAACTGATGGTGCTAAAGAAATAATAAATACATTACCAAAGAGTTTATTAGAAGATTGTGCAGACATTGCTACACTAGATAACTCTACAACTACACTAACAAATATTAATCAAAAAGGTGTGGTTCTAGCCGCTTTAAGAGCTGAGGGTAATGGTGCTAATGATATTGAGCAGCCTTGCAGGTATGTGCCTAATTATAAAAGAGGTAAGATACAAGACTCTAGCGATATGGATTTTGCGACAAAAACAGATCCAGCATATTTGGTATATGATAATACATTAGAGGTTTACCCAACCCCTACTGCATCAGAAAACGCTAAGGTTCTTCATGTTATTTTTCCAACAGTAGCATTTGGGGACAGTGCTATATCTAACTTCCCTATTGAAGCAGAGTATTTGGTAGTTTTATATGCTACAATAAAAAGTTTAGAAGCATTATATAGTGGAGAAGAGGATATAGAGTTGTATATTCCGATTATAAATCAGTTAAAAGAAGATTATAAAGCTGGGTTATCCCAGTTAGTGAGGTAGTATGTCACATCCAATACATGAACTTACAGTAAAGCAAATCATCAGTAGGATAAGGCAAGTATTTCCAGATGCACCTGAAACATATATTATGTCTTTAATTAATGACGCAGTAAATGAGATTGGTCAATATTCTCAAAAGGCAGTATCTGCTAAGATAGATATAGAATCAGGTAAAATGTTTTACGCTATCGGAGATGGGTCTACTGATTCTGCTGGGGAAGATATGGGTGTAAATAAAATTTATAGAGTGGACATTTTAGATAACGATGGTGACTATATAAGAATACCTAGAGTATTAGATGGTGAACCTTTACAATTTGACATTGCATCTGAAAGTGCAATAAACGTACCAGAATAATGGCTTTAGCAAAAGAAATAACGCAAATATCATGCAAAGCTGATGAGGGTGGGAGTCTACAAAGTAAATATTTTTTTATTAATAGCGTAGAGGCAGACACTACTACAGATGTCGGTTATAAATTAGTAGAATATTATGTTTGGTTTGATGTTTCTAGTGGTGGTTCAGATCCTTCAGTGTCTGGTAAAACAGGTGTAGAAATAAATATATCAACAGATGATAATGGATCTACAGTAGCGACAGCCATAAAAAATGCATTAGATGGATTAGCTAATTTTACAGCTTCAGTTGATTCTAATATTGTTACAGTTACAAATGCTAATAAAGGTGCTGTAGAAGATATATCAAATTTCAATACTACATTTATTTTTTCTACTGGTCAGACATTTGTAACAACTCAAGGCACAGGTAAATTAACTAGTAATTTTAAATACCCTGAAGCTAGTGTTAATTATTTTATTCGTGGTGACCACATGGGTCTTATCAGTAATTACGATTCAGAAAGTGAAACTAGAACAGCTAGAAAATCTTATACTGCGATAGATCACAATGTAGTAAATGGATTACTAATTCATTACTATGGGAATCCTAAAAAAGTTACAGCGGTTACAGACAAACCAGATGTAGATAATTTATTTCATTCCGCTATTGTAGATTATGTGAAAAAATGTTTATATATGGATAGAGCTGGAACGTCAAATGATGGAAATATAGCACAGGTTGCTATGGGTTTAATGGCACAACATGAAAGAAGTTTTAATAATGCTGTAAAAAAATACGGCACAAGAAAAAGAAGTAAAACAGGTGGGACTAGAGCGGTAGTCCCAGTAGATTTTAAATAACCAATATGCCCATGAGAGTTGCCAAGCTCGGTAAGGCATAAGACAGGAGAAACAAGATGGCAAGCATAAATAAATATACGGTCAACGAATCCAGCAATGTAGCACTAGGTCAAGCGGGTGCTAAATTTATTTCAGATACAGCAGTTCACTCAGGTACATTTGTAGCAATTACAATGTTAGAGGATACTGTTTTTAACGCATTAACACCTACAGACACTACTAATGGTTATGGTGTAGGTAGTTATAATGGTAATACAATGGCATCTGAAACAATACCACAAGGTGTCACGATTTACGGTAGATGGAACTCTATTGACCTTACATCTGGTCTTGTAATAGCTTACATAGGATAAGTCTATGCTAGGATTAGGCAACATCCTTACAAAAGGTGGAGCTGTAATACAAAAGTTCCCCAACGAATACTCATTCAATTTCGATGGTTCTAATGATTCTTTAGACTTAAATGTTGGGAATGGTTTAATTAGTAGAGCAGATATTAAGTCTGATGGAGAAAGTTTTTCTGCTTGGATTAAACTTGATAATGTAAGTGGTACAAAATATATAGTATGTCATGGTAGAGGTCTTTCAGAAAATAATGCTGTCTATGGTGGTATCTATGTAGAAGGCACTACTGCAAAATTTACTTTATATAAAAATAGTGCATATAAAACTGTTTCTGGAACTTCAACTTTATCTGCTGATACTTGGTATCATATTGTTGGTACTTATGATGGTGAAAACAATGATGATAAAATAAGAATTTATATCAATGGTTCATTAGAGGCTACATCATCAGCATTAGGTGGAGATTTTTTAACAGGTGAACCAACTATCGCTCATGTAGGTAGAAATGTTAATACATCTTCTGGCACTCGTGATTTTTATTTTGACGGACTCATTGACGAAGTAGCAATCTGGGATACTGCCTTAGATGCAACTGCGATTGGTAAGATTGGCTCTAAGGTAGTAGACCTAACAAAATACTCAGCATCCAACCTTAAACTATGGCTCAGAGCAGGGGATAAGGTAGAACCAGAAACTTCAATCGCCAGAAGTGACTTCTATACTGATTTTGATGGTACGGATGATTACATCAATGTAGGCTCAGATGCTTCTTTAGATAATATATGGACAAGTGGTGGAACATTAACTGCTTGGATATATCCTCGCTCTGATGGTGAGAGTGATTTTGGAATGATTGCTGTTAAAAGGAGTAGTAATGCATCGGGTTGGTATTTAGCAACTAATGATGAAAGTAGTGGTGCTTGTGATATAAAATTACGCTCTGCAAGAGATACGGCAGATGGAGGTTGGGCAACCACATCAAGAGAAATAACATTAAACGAGTGGAATCATATCGCAGTTAGTTATGATAGTGATTCAGATGGTAATAGTCCACTAATCTATGTAAATGGAATAAGTGTTGGTGTAACTGAAAGTGATACTCCAAGTGGTTCTCATTCAAGTGATGCATCAGATATTTTTAAAATAGGTGGTGAGGCAGGAGCATTTACATACGATGGTGCTATCTCAAACCTCGCACTTCATCAGACAATTTTGGATTCTCAAACCATTTCACAGATGGCAAAGAGCAGATATACTCCCATGAGAGACAACAGATTTTCTGTCGTGGATTTTGATGGTACAAATGATAAAATAACTACAAATGCTGATTCTACAAGGGTAGATGCTACATATACATATTGGGCAAAATTTCCATCTGGTGGTGCTAATGAACATATATTTGGTCATGGTAGTGCAACTGCAACATCATTATTAATTAATGCAGGTGGAAGCACAGATAAACCATTGTTATATATGGGTTCAAGTAGATTTAAATATTTTGCTGATACATCTGCTCAAGATGATAATGAGTGGCATCATTGGGCATTAGTAATGGATTCTTCATCTGTAGCTGATTGCAAACTATATATAGATGGTGTGGAAGTTTCTCAAAGTTCAATAGGAAATTCTGGGGATTATACTGCTTACTCTACAGGATTACAAATTGCAGGTTCTGGTGGTGGCTTTGCTGAAGTTTCTATAGCACAATTTGCAGTTTACTCTGATTTAAAAGATTCTGAATTTGTTTCTGCACAATGGTCAAAAGGTATTACAGCAGATTACTCTAATGATACAAACTTATCTGCATACTACAGAATGGGCGATGACACAAGTAAGGCATATCCTACCATAGCAGATTCAAGTTCTAACTCAAACGATGGTACTGCAAGTGGAGCAGTTGAAGCACAGCAAATGGTTGCAGGTTATGACATGGGGGCATTTGAGAGTAGTTCAGAAGAGTTGAGTAGTGAGTTAATTGCAGATGGAGACTTTGCATTGACTGGCACTCAAGGAGCAAGTACTACAGGAACTTATTGGTCTACAAATGGTCAAATGACTATTGCGAACGGAAAAGCACACTTTGCAGACACAGGTGGGGGAGAAATGAACCTTTTAGGCGATAGTCCATTTGCAAGTACAGGTTTATATAAATTTCAATTTGAAGTGTCAAATACAGTAAGTGGAAGTGCAAAATTAAGAATTAAAGAAGGAAGTAATATTCTTATTAATACAACTTATGATGATGGAACTCATCAGATATATTTTCAAATTACAAGCACAGGAGGATTGTTTCAAATTGACCCAAGAAAGTCTGGCGGTGTTGAACATGATTTATCAAATCTTTCTCTTAAAAAAGTCATCCAATCAGACCTAAGTGACACTTACCCTGCCATCATAGATGTAAATGAGCCTGTTCTTGGAGCAGAGGAAGTTACAAATGGTGGATTTGATTCAGATAGTAGTTGGACAAAAGGCACAGGTTGGAGTATTGGCTCTGGTGTAGCAACAGCAGTAGCAGGAACAGCAAGTTACTTAAGTCAGGATATAGGTGGGGTAGAAAATGCTTATTATAAAATAACATTAACAGTTACAGTTAGTGCAAGTAATCTATATGTGTACTTTGGGATAGGTGGGAATTATGTTACTATATCTTCAAGTGGTACTTATACTTTATATAATACTTGGAGTGCTGATGATAGTATTGGTTTATATAAACACGCATCTTTTGCAGGTACTGTAGATAATGTATCTGTAAAAAGATTATTTGGCAACACAGGCACAATGACACAGATGCTATCAAGCAACTTAGTTTATTCCTCAATTCTACCAGACCAATCCTTTCTCACAGGAGTAAACTCTGCGTATAACTTTATAGATTTGGATGGAACAGATGCGTATGTACAAGTGGAGCAAACATTTACTTCAGATAATTTTGCTTTAAGTTTTTGGATTAATCCAGATGATGTTACAGGTGATAAGTATTTATTTGACCAAAATGCAGGTATTTGTAGGTCAGTAATAATCGGGTATCAAGATGGATATATAAATTTTGTTAATGATGATAATGATGCAGGAAATTATTATCCAACAGGAACTGAAACAGATACTCAAATTCCTGTTAGTGTTGGAGAATGGCAACATTATGTAATGATGACAGATGGTACTAAAGTATATGGATATAGAAACGGAGTTGAGGTAGTTAATATTACAGGTAAATGGGGAGCATCTGGAGCAGAAAAATTATGGATAGGGCAATATGAGAGTGGTAATAATTATAATGGTAAAATAACTGCTGTTGGAATATGGAACAAAACACTTAGTAGCTCAGAAATATCAGCAATCTATACAGCAGGTAGGCATTCTAACCTATTAGATAGCTATAGTGATAACTTAAAAGCATACTACGCTTTTGGAGCATTAGATGCAGTTACAGGACTTGCAGACACAGATAGCACCATATATGATAGAAGTGGTAACAGTAATCACGGTACACCAAGTGGTACAGCTACAGGAGACTTAAAATCACCACCAAACGCAGAACCAGAGGGTTATGCAAAAGGTGATACTAATCGTTCAACAACAATACCTTAAAGGAAATAATTATGAGTGAAGAAATAACAAATAGATGGTCAGATGACTATAATGGTAGGTGGGTAAACAGGGCATATATGATTGTACCCGTAGCTGATATTAATTCAGCAGATGCACCTACAGACTCAAATACAATCGCACAGATAAAAACATGGATGGATAGCTATGGTTATGAATATACCTCGGATATGAGCAAATCAGAGCTATTACAAGCCATTCCTGTATCTAATGCGTTAATAGCAAATGCAATACAGAGTGGGAAAGACACCTTACGCAAGAATAATGGAGATGATGGAGATAGTTCTAAAGCACTATTAAAGTTTGCTTGCGATAATGATACAGATAATGACCCAAGTGTATTTAGTTCTTACGACAAACTAAGCCATTCCCAAGTGATGTCAGTATTGGGTGGTTCAGAGTGGACATCTAGTATTGAATAAAAGTAAATTTAACTTATGAATGAAGATTTAAAAGACTATTTAACTATAATAGCATTCTTAGTAATTATACTTGGAGGTTTAGTTTTGCTTGGAAGTTGTGATGGTGGATGGTCAGTGGCTGGTTATGAGGTATGAGTGATGAGAAAACGTACAGGAGTTATGGAGTCACTAAACTTGACGATAATATGCGGATTAGTCTTAACCTTAAGTGGCTTGGGCAGATTATCGTGGGAGTTGGTATCGTTGTTATGGGCTACTTACGTATTGAAAATAGGATTGGAGAGCTTGAACGAAGAATGGAACTTGCTAATTCCAGAATTGAAGAACTTGTCAGCAAGCATATAGCTGAAGAAGAAGTAAAAATAACACAAATGCAAGAACAATTAGAATGGTATCAAACAGAATTAAACTTAAATCCCTTATCTTGGGGAAAGAAAAAAAGAAGAAAAAAGTAGAGTTAACAGAGGATGACTTTAATCATAACTATTTTATTAATCGAGAATTGCGGAGAGTTCGATAATGCCATTACCGTTTCATTGTATTGAATGCGATAGACCTGTAAGAGAGGCGTTTAACGCAACTTGTGAAGAGTGTAAAAAAGGTGAAGAAGTCTTTAAAGAAGAGGAAGAATGACAATGAATTTTTTAGAAGTGTACAGCGAAGCGGGTATGATAGGTGTCGTAGGGGCTTTGTTAGTGTATATGGTATTCTCTATGAACAAAAGAGGGTCTGTGCAGGAAGAAGCTTTGCAAGACCTAAAAACAGAGAACAGGGGTCAGAGCGAGACATTAGAGAACACAGAGGGAATGATAATCAAACTAATTAATAGATGGAACTTATCTGATGATAAACTAGATCGAAAGTTTGATGCACTAAATAAAGAGATAAATGATTTAGATAATCAAGTTTCGGAAATAAAAGGTGTTATTAGTAGATTAAATGGAAAGAACTAGGAGTTAATATGCCAAAGAAAAAAGATTCAAGACTTGCTAGAGCAGGAGTGTCAGGGTTTAATAAACCTAAACGTACACCAAGTCACCCTAAAAAGTCACATGTAGTTGTTGCTAAGGTAGGCGATAAAGTAAAAACTATTCGTTTTGGACAGCAAGGTGTAAAGACAGCTGGTAAACCAAAAGCTGGTGAATCAGCTAAACAAAAAGCAAGGCGTAAATCTTTTAAAGCTAGGCATGGTAAAAACATTGCTAAGGGTAAAATGTCAGCTGCTTATTGGGCAGATAAAGTAAAGTGGTAGGAGAATAAAATGGCAACTAAAAAAGCTATACAAATAAAAGGTGTTCCTATGTCTGGTTTAAATCAGAGACAAATAGGAGCAATGAAAAAACATTCTAAGCATCACACAGCTAAACACATTAGAGGTATGGCTAATATGATGAGAAACGGTATGACATTTAAACAGTCACACTTAGCAGCAATGAAAAAAATTGGTAAGTAATGGCTACTAAATCTGCAAAGAAAACAAACGAAAAAATGTGGAAAAGCATTGTTTCGTCTGTTAAATCTGGCAGTTCTGGCGGTAGACCCGGACAATGGTCTGCTCGCAAAGCTCAGATCGCTACAAAGCGTTATAAGAAAAAAGGTGGTGGGTACAAAGGTGCTAAATCATCAAGTAATAGTTTATCTAAATGGTCAAAACAGAAATGGGATTATGTCAGTAAAGGAGATGAAAAGAAGCCAAGAGCTAAGAGAGGGCGTTATTTACCTGAATCAGTTAGGAAAAGTCTCAGTGCCTCTGAGCGTTCGGCTACCAATAGGAAGAAACGACAAGCTTCTGCCAAGGGTAAGCAAAAAGCTAAGTATAGTAAAAAAGTAGCAAGAAAAGTAAGAAGGTCGTGAAGTTGAACACAAATATATCAGTTGAAAATGTTATCACTATTTTTACTATGATATGTGCAATTACGTTAGCTTTTGGATTTATGAAGTATGATATAGATGCTATAAAAAGAGACTTAGAATTAAAAGCGGATAAAGAATTAATAACTTACAAACTAGATGTAATGATGGAAGACATTACAGAAATTAAACAACTACTAAAAGAGAGGAAATAATATGGATTTTTTCAATGATTGGCTAAGTTGGTCAAATATGTTTTATTTAATTGGGCTTATTGTTGCGGGATATGCTACGACAGTAACTGCTAAAAATAGACAAATTGTAAAAGAGATTGGTGATTTAGTGAAGGCGTTAGAGTCTGGCTATAAGGATAACAAAATTACTAAATCTGAAAAAGATTTAATTATGAAAGAAGCATTAGACATAGGTAAGGCAGTTATACAAAGTAGATGGAAACTCTGGGGAAAGTAAGTGCCAAAACGCTTATACCAAATAAAAGATTTTTCAGGAGGCTTGAATAATCTAAAAGACCCTGCCGACATAGCAGATAATGAAGTTGCTGATGTATCTAATCTAACCTTTACTAAACAAGGTGCGATTGGTGGTGCATTTAATATGAAAAACGCTACAAACAATTTATTATCTGCTTACGATACCTCACATATAGACCACATAGAAGCTGGCTATGGATTAGGTTATTTTGAAACAGACTTTGTTCGTGACGGTGTTACAAAAGAAGTATCTACCGCTGATAACACAGGTGGTAGTGAAGATGGTTTTAAACAAAATACAGGAACGAAAGCACTTGAGATGAAAGTTGATGGCTCTGCTGTAAACTTAACCACATCATATCCTGTTGGGACTAGACTCCTTATAACTGCACCGAGCTTCCCCTCTAATTCTATTGATGCAAATGGGCAAGGTATATATACCGTTGTAGGTCATAGCGGTAATGATGTTATTTTAGATAGAGCAATTAAAATATCACTTGAAACAGGGCAGGTATATTGGGCGGCTACAGTAAAGGGATTTGGAACTGGTGACAAGGTATTATTACTTGCTCATCCTGATGAGCATAAAATAGATGTATACTCAACAAATACAGCAGGTACAAATTGGGAGCAAGATAGTATTGCTCTTCGTTCTTCTGCTACTGGTATAAATTCTAAAGTACTGTATCATAAAATAGATGATTCAATTAGGTGTTTTGACACTGCCGATAAAAATGACTGTAAGGTTCAATGGTATGGTTGGATTAATAGGAGGCATTTTCAATTACTAGCAGCTTTAGCTGGGTCTACTACAGATGATAATTCTTATTTAGGTTACTTCGCTAAAGATAATAGTTTAGCAAAACCAACTAACGGTACTTGTGTTGACGGTGCTACTACACCAGCTGTATCAACTTTTCCTTCTGCTGGACAAGGGTTTAATTTTAATATATCTACAAATACAAGCGGTGAGGGATTAATTAAGTCTGGTATTTACGTATTCGCACAAAGCTTTATATATGATGATAATCAAGAAAGTTTACTAACTGAATACAGTACTGAAGTTACCGTAGATGAGGCAGATGATTTTAAAGTATTTTCTGTAAATGTAGGGGCTAAGTCTCCTTATGACCCTAGAATATCTGGTGGTAGAATATATATAAAAGAAAAAGATTCTGACTCTGAATATTTACTATTAGTAGACATAAATCTTACAAAAGGATGTAGAACTAATCTATCTGATGAATACATTACATTTAGAGATGGCGGTAGCTCTAACTATAATAGTCCTACAACCAGTGCTTCGGATAATCTTATTATTAAAGATTTAAATTTTATTACTTACGAAACAATAAACGGTTATCCTTCTAGTATTTTTAGCAATGCGTTAGGTGATCAAGGTGAGTTTTGGAAAGACTCTACAGTTGCTAATAATAGAACTTTTATATGTAACGTATCGATGAAAGATGAAAATTCTGGAAGTACAAAATCTACATCAACTGTTAAAAATTACCCTGATAGAATTATGTATTCTATGCCAAATAGATTTGACACATTCCCTTCTTTCAACTTTATAGAGGCAGCTAAGGGAGATGCTGACTATTATACAGCTATAGAATCATTTGCAGATAGGATATTAGCATACAAACAATACAGTTTAGACATTATAAATATAGCTAGTCCTAGTGATACTAATTGGTTTTTAGAGGATAGTAAGAACTATATGGGTATAGAGTTTCATGGAGCAGTTGCCAAGACTCAATATGGTATAGTGTGGGTAAATAAACAAGGTTTGTATTTTTATGACGGTTCTAAGATAAGAGACTTATCAGAGAATAAAATAGATGATGATACGTGGTATAGCTTTGTAACAGTAAACTCTATGATAATATATGATGAGGCAACTAATTTAATTTACGTAGTAAAGAATTGCTCTAGTGATGGCGATGCATATTTATATGACTTAAAGAAAGGTAATTTTACATACCTTAAAGATTTTACACATGATGGTATTACAAATGTAGTACATACTAACTTTTCAGATAGTACTAATGCTTTAGTGGGTACTGATGCTGGGTCTTCTACTAGGTTTTACAAACTACACAGGGGTTTTCAATCTGTAGAAAATCTTGCTTTCCAAACTAAAGACTTTGATTTTGGTAATGCACCTAAGGTAAAAAAAGTATATGCAGTATATGTTACTTATAAATCAGATAATGCATTAACAGGTTATTTTACTTTAGTAGAAGATGATGGTACATCACACGCATTAAGTGGTACTGTAGCTACAAATGCTACTAATTATGCTACGGTAAAACTAACTCCTAGTTCTCCTGTTACTTGTAATAAGATATCTGTAAAGCTTGACACTAGCTCAAATTCTAGAAAGGTAGAAATAAACGATATAAGTATTGAGTATAGAGAAATATACAAAAGATCTGGCTAATGACTAGAGAAGCAAGAAGAACGCAAAACTCTAAACAAGATAAGATACAGGTCGTTAAATCACAACCATCTGTTAACTCACTTAGAGAAGGACAAGAAGCTATCTATATAGCTAAGTCTAATAGACTAGAAAGATATAGAAAAGAAAAAGGCAGGTTATGGGTATCCTATATGGATACTGATAATAACTACACTGTAAACAAAGATTTAAATGTAGGTGGCGATTTAAATGTAAAAGGTAGTTTTTTAGGTAATTCTTATAAAATTATAACTCATAATATGACAGACGATATTGGGACTGATCCTGTTTACTTACCTTGGTTTGGAATATCTGAGCTTGATAGCTTAAATGGAGTGTCTTCATCTTTTTTAGCTCCATATAAAATGACATTAGAAAAAATAATGTTTAGACCAACAACAATAACTAATACGTCTCACGATTTAAGGGTAAAATTAATGAAGATGGATGACGGAGACACTATTGTAGACACAGTTGCTACCGCTAATTATACAGATGCCTTAGCCTCTGGAACTTTATTCACTGTCAATAGGTCTGATTTTGACGATACCCCTAGATTTAGGATTGGTGATAGTTGCGGGATTGAAATTACAGCTACTGGTGATTATGGAAGTGAAATAGTATGGAAAATTACATCTGTTTGGGAAGTAGAAATACTTAATTAGTATGTGCGTCATAACATATTTATTGCTAAATTCAAAGGAATTTTAATATGAAGAATCAAAATAATTTATTAAACATGATGCAGACTGGTGGTTTAACCAGTACTTCAGGAGGAGCTGCTCTCGCTAGAGCCTTACAAAGACAAAAAGATACAAAGAGGTTAGAGAGACAACAAAGAAGGGAAGCTAGAAGGCAAAAAAAAGGTAGAAGATTCGGTAGTATTGGTAGTTTATTCGGTGGATTGTTAGCTGCGACACTCGCTCCAGCAACAGGGGGTCTTAGTTTAGCTTTAGCGTCAGGACTTGGATCGGCAGCAGGAAAAAGGATTGGAGAGGGTTTAGGAGCTGGTAAAACTAAAAAATATGACAGGACTGGAACTGTATATTCACAGCAAAAGTTTAAAGACGTACAACAAGCTAGTCGTGATTATACTAGAGGCATGGGAGAAAGAGCGTTACAAAGTGGATTAAGTACAGCTTTAACTGCTGGACTAACTCCGGGTGGTGGTATATACGGAGAAGACAATTTACTTCGATCTGGGAATCTAGCTAGAATGTTTAATATAGGTGGTGATAAATTTGCCAGCAAGGTTACCGAGCAAGGTATTGCGGACAACCCATTCTTAGCAGAACAATTTGATGATGTATTTGATGTTGTTGATGGAATCCCCATTGATATAGATGGTAACCCAATAGGTTTGCCAAGTGCATTAACAAGTAATTTACCGAAAGATGTTTTAGCTGATGCATCGTCTTTACCTCTTTCAAAGGGAGCTCAATCATACTTTAATAATGATATGATTCAAAAGGTTGCTCAACCATCTTTACCTCAATCTAATTTATTAGGGAAAGCAAAAAACTATGCAAGCAATTTAAATGATTTAGGATTGGCTAGAATGTATGGATTAGGTGGTAAAAAGTTTGCTCAAGATGTTACCAATCAAGGTATATTAGATAATGCGAGTTTATTAATGGGTAACGACACTGATGAGTTTGCGTTTTTAGATGATGTGCAACAAGCTCCTGACATGCAAGCTTCGCTATTAGGATTAAATGACAAGATTAATCAATATAATAATGTACCATCATTTCAGAACGGTGGTTTATTAGGATATAGAAAAGGTGCTTATGTTGGAGGGGGCGATGAAGACTATGGTGATGCTGGTACTGGTGGTAGTGAGGTTATAACACCTCCAGATGCAGATGCTCCAGCTTCAGGTTTTGCAGGTACTGGTAGTCCATTAGGTAATGATACAGGAATGAGTCCTGTTGCTAACGCTACGAGTAGTAGTCCTATTGGTGGGAGTAGTTATACAGCGGCTGGTATTTTAGGAGAGGCTGGTCTTATGCCAACAGCAGAGCAATTAGCGATGTTTCAGGATTTTGATCCAAGTGTTATAAATAGAGCGAAGCAACAATCTGAACAAGGTTTACTATCTATGACAGGTGGCATGGGTCTTTCTAGTGTTGGTGGAGGTTTTGGAGCTAGGCAAAGAGCTGGTTCAGAAGCAGTAGAAACCGCTGGGGAGAGAATCGGAGATGTAGCAGAGCAAGCACAAACTGACTATGAGTCTCAAGTACTTGGTCAAGTAGCTGCTGATATAGCAAGTGAAGAAGTTGATTACAAGAAAAAAGGAACGTCAACTCAAGATGACCCTGTTTATGGACAGTTTGATAAACCTCCAGTAGATGATGTTAATTGGAATCCTCCTGTTGGTGCGGGAGCTGGAACTCCTTATGATTTTAATGGAGTGCGGTATATTTTTGATGCACCTAATTGGGTGACAGAAGAGCAGTATGAGTCAGATATGGCTGATTACTATGACCCTTACGGTTAAGGATATAAATTATGGCTAGAAGAAGTATATATAGTAGAAGACAAGCACAAGCTCCGGGTACTTATGAAACCCCCTTAGCTGACTTTCTTGATGCGATACCGGGTTATGTAAATCAGTATCAACAAAATCAATTACAGCTTGATAAGCAAGCTTTACAGGAAAAAAGATATGATGATGCTATAAAACAAAGAGATTATACTAATGAGTTAAACTTATATAAGTTATTGCCAGATGATGTAAGGTCTGCTGCTATGAGTAAATCTGAAAATGAAGACATAAGTCAAATAGGAACTAAAGCAGTTAATAATAATAAAGCATTTTTAGATCAGTTAAACTTTACAGATATGAGTAAATCTGACGTTGATATGTTAGATTATTATGATAATTTATTAACATCCCCAAATGTTGCAGGTAATACAAAAAGAGAAAATCAAATTAAAAATAAAATTATATCTCAACAAAATAAAATTAAAAAAGAATCTATTGTAAAATATTACGATGATAATCCAGATAGTAAGTTTAAAAATATAGATTTACAAAGAGCACAGTATGAACCAGATGAGGTTATAAAAGATTTAAATGATAGAACTTTAAAATCTATAAGTAATGAATTACCACCTTTGGGGGCTACCCTTGAAGCCTTATCTAAAATGTTAACTACAAAAACACAAGAAAAAAGACTTTATAAATCTGCTATGACAGCACAAGAAGTTAATGATTTAACTACTGAAATAGGGAATATAGAAAGCAGAATAGAAGAAATAACAGGATTAGGAGAACCTAAACTTAGACTTCCTAAATTTACCTCAACTAAACAAGAATCTACTAAAAAAAGTATTCCCGGTTTTTAATTGATGTATGAAAGAGAACTTACAATCACTTTATAATACTGTTTCTCAAGAATACGACATTGGAACTTATGATTCCTTTAGTAAAAGCATGCAAGACTCTTCTAAGCGTAGAGTCTTTTATGATTATCTCAGTGAAGAATATCAACTACCAAACTATGAAACTTTTGAATTAAAAGTATCATCTCCAGAACCATCCATAGATTTAAATGAAGTGGTTACAAGTACGGATGAGCCAGAGCAAAGCTTAGAACCTATACCACTTACTAAAATAAAAAATTTAACAGAAGCTTTAGATTATAATAAAAATAATCCACAATATATTATGTCTGCGATTAAAGATCCAGACTCTAAAAAGAAAGTAGAAAATTTACAAAAGAACTTACCAAAGTTTGCTATGGGCTTACCTGTAGAGGCATTAACTGACCCAACATTTTTAAGTGACCCAAATAGAATGTCTCAACTTGCAGCGAGAAGTAGAGAGACTGAAGAGTTTGAACCTACTGCTAAAGATGTAGCTAAGTTTTTTAACAAAAGAACTTTACAAAAAGAGATAGATATAGAGCTTAAAAAAGGTAAAAGCCTAAGAGAAGCTTATAGAACTTCTTTCTCTAAGATGGGCGGTACTCCACCTAATATTATAAATTTAGCTATGGATAACTCTATAACTGGTACTGTATTTAGAATTGCTGGATTAAATCAACAAGTAGATGTTAGTGACTATCCTGCAACTAAATTAGAGGAGCTTGCATCGGGTGCAATATCTATGGTTATGCCAGTAGATGCGGCTTTATTTGCATTTGGTGGTCAACTTGCGAATGTAGGAAAGGTTGCAAAATATGCTGATGATGCGGCTAATATGTTAGCTAAAAGAACTAGTCTCTCATTAACTGAAGCTAGAGTTCTTACTAAAAATGCATTTCAAAGAGTAGTAGGTGGTGCAGGTGGATTTGCGGCATTTGATGGTGGTGCAAACATTGCTGAACAAATAGAGACTACAGGTACTGTTGACCCTATTGAAGCTTTACATGCTACTTTTCATGGTGTACTTACTGGTGGTTCAGTTAGCACTTTAGGTATGGTTGGTACAGTTTTGGGTAAGAAAGCCTCTGGTGAATTTGGAGCAAAAGTTGGTGAGTTTGGTGCTGAGGTATTTGGTTTAGGTACAGTTCCAGCTTTATTAGAAGGAGAACCTATTACAGCACAATCGTACTTTGATGCGGCTAGTACTATTATAGGTATAAAATTATTAAAAAAGTATTCTACAGGGCAAAGAAATCAGATTGTAGAAACTGTTGGTAATGATATAAAATCTATAGTAGAACAAACTGGCAAGCCTATACATGAAGTAGCTAATGCTATTGGCAATCAATTAAAAACTTCTGTTGAGTTAGCTATGGAAGGCAAGATACCTACTAAAGTAAATAGAGGTACAGTCATACAAGAGATAGGTGGTAAACCTGAATCTACAGATATGCAAAGAAATCCTATGTCGTTAGTTAGTGAGATTACAAAACCAGAAGGTAGGTCTACTAAACCTGTTAATGAGCGTGTTCAGTTGAATAGAGATATAAGAAAACTAGCAGAAGATATGAATACTCTAGAAAAGAATGGTGCTAAACAAGCTATCTTAGATGACTTACAAGTTAATATAGATGCTAAAGTAAAATTATTAAATACACGATATAATGTAGAATCACTAGAACTAAATAATGCATTAGACCCTAAAGTAACAAAAGGAACTGCTGAAGTCCAGTTGCAAATGCAAAGAAGATCTAGGTCTGAACAACAAAGGTTAGATAACTACCTTAAAGATAAGGATGTATTAAATAGACCTTTTGAACCAGATCCAATGTTAGAAGTACCTTTGCACCCAGCAGATGCAGGTAGACAAGCAGTAAGAATTATAGAAGTTGATGGTGCAAAAAAATCAATAGCTGAATCACAAAATAAAATTAGACAAGGTGGTACTCAATTAGAATTAGTATTAGAATCAGCTAAGTTGCAAACAGAACCTGTGAAAGCTAATTCTCTTGTAGAAGTTCCTGTAAATCCTACAAAACAACCAGCTTCTGAAATACCTGCACCTAAACCAGCTAAACAATTAGTAGAAAATTTACCTAACAATAAAAAGTTAAAAGGGTTTTTACTACAAAAAGAATATGCTGATTTAGATTTAACTATAAAATCAAATGAGCAAGCATTAAGAAATCAAAACCTTACACCTAAACAAAGAGAAACATTAGAGACCTCTAATCAAAAAGCTAAGGAACTTAGGAGAGAAGTTGAAGAAAGAGCAGAATCTGAAGGTATAGAGATGTTGCAGTTTTCTCCTTTTGATGTTTTTAATTCTAGAATATGGAAAAGATTACTTGGATCTGAAAATAAAAGACCACAGAGATATAGTCAAGCAGAATTGGATAAATTGTATAATAATGCAATGGATAGGCTTAAAAAGAAAGACAAAGAAAATAATACAATGTCTATTGAAAGCCCATCTACAAATAATTTACCAGTCACAAATAAAAGAAATATAGTAACTAGGGCATACAATTATTTTTTATCAGATGTAATCGAAAGAAACGCAAGCGTAGGCACACCATCTGCAATACAATCATCTGAACTTGGAAGAAAAGTTATTGATATTCAAAAGCAAGTAAGGGGTCAATTAGCACCTAAGCTTGATGAAGTTTTAAGAATAACTGGTAAAGGATTTGGTGAGAAAGGTAAAGTAATTACAAATCTTTCTGATTTTGAAGTAAGAAAAATAGGTGGTAATGAAATATTACAATCTAAATTACATTCTTCTATTGAAGGTAATAGAAAAATAGCTAGTAATGAAGTTGAAGTTATTGAAAGTATTCGTGATCTTATTGAGCAAAGAGGTAAAATATTTGAAGATAATGGTGTTTATACTGAAGGTAAAGACGGAGTTCCTAGACCATTTAAAGTTATTGGCAGAGAAATAGCACCTCGTATTATGAGCGGTGAATTTTATAGGATACTAGAAAAAGGTGTTGGTGCTCCAGAGTTTACAGAATTAGTAAAAAAGTTCTCTCAAGCAACTGGTGCTCCTGAAAAAAATATAAGAGAAGATTTTAAAGAGTTTACTGATAATATATCAGGTGTCTCTACTCAAAATCCAACAAGAACTACACAAGTAGAACATACTAGAAAATGGAAAAATATACCTCATGCTATAGAGATGGGTGGCGAAATAATACCTTTAGTAGAATACAGACCTTTTGAATATGCTCAAAGAATAGCTGAAACAGGAGCGGCTAGAGTTGGTATAGTAAATGTATTTGGTCAAGAGTTAAACAATACTAGTACTGTAAATAAATTTAAACAAGCAATAGAAGCAGAAGGTGGTACTTCTTTAGAGTTTCACGAAATGATTAGAACTTTAAGTGGTGCTCCTGTTGAGCCTGCTTTTTTAGAAGTTGGTTCTGCAAACTCTAAGGCTGTCAGAGCTGTTAAAGCAGTTTATAATACAATTAGTGCTAGTTCATTATCTGTTTCTGCTGTTCCAAACGTTGGAGAGTTTTTAGGAAGTCTTAGAAGGTTCGCAGGTACTACTGGATTAATAAAAGGAATATATGATTTAAAACTTTCACCTGCAAATAAATCTAAAGCTTTAGAAGCTATGCTAAATAGTTTAGGTGCTTTTACAACAGATGTTACAAATATGGCTTTAGATCCAAATAAACCTATTGCTTCTAGGGTAAAACAATTAAATGAAATGCAAAGAAGTGCGTTTTTATATAGATATGTAAATGAATTTCAAGAAAAACTTGGTGCAGTTTTAGCATTGAATAAAATAGAAAAATTTAAAAACGGAAAAGGAAAAGGTACAGATGTTTTAGAGCTCAGATATCAAAATTTTTCTAGAGCTGAAGCAGAATTAATGGTATCAGGTAAAGCACCACAAGAATTATATGATGCATTAATAAGAAGAAGTTCACCAACATTGACTGGTGGTGCACAAAGAGTTGGTGAGCAATCAAGATTAGAACAAAATAGATATTTTAGATTGGCTACTAAATTTGAATCATACGCTCAAATGAAGATAAGACAATTAAATAGAATGGTGAGGGTTAATGGAAAAGCAATTAACGAAGCTGTAGCTGAAAAAGATTATAAAAAATTAGTAGATGTTACTAATAAAAGTTTAAGTGAATTTCTTGGAAGTGCTTTTGCAGGAGCTACCGCACAATTTTTATTAGCTGGTCTTTATGGTGGTACAGATAACATAGAAATAAAATGGAATGAAGTGAAAGATAATAGATTAGCTTTTTTACTTAAATGTTGGGGTTATACAAGTTTTGCTGGTTTGTATGGTCAATTTATACAATCTACTGCTGGAGGAAAAGAAAGTGTTTTTGATGTATTTTATCCTTGGGTGGTATTAAACGAAGCTAGTCAAGCAATAACAGGTAAGGGTAGATATACATACGATGAAGGAATGGATAGAGCAATAAAATTTGGAGAAAGATTTTTTCCTGCAAATAAAGTTTATAAACAAGCTTTAGTTACATTTGGTTTAGGAAATCCTGAAGCTCAAAAAGATAACAACGCTATTAAGGCTTACTACAGATGGAAGCTTAAAAATAAATATGGTGGTACGTTTAAATCTAATCCTGATGAAGAGATAAAAGCATTTAGAACTAATATGAAAAAAGCCTATGAAGGTATTATGAAGGGCGATGATCCAGCTACAATTAATAAATTTGTAGTAGATGCTGTTTCTGAAGGTGGTAAAGACCCATCTAGTATTTCTAGGTCATTATTAGGTAAAAGACTTTTATTAAAATCTAAAATAGCACCCGGAAAAAATGATTTAGTATACACAGAGAGACTTAACAATCTTCGTAAAAGAATCGGTGATAAAGCATATAACAGATTATTAAGACATGATGAGCTTATTGATATGTATGCAGATTTATTTAAATTCTAATCCTCTATTCTAAGTAGAGCCTCTTTAGCATACTCAGGTTCTCCTACCTCATTCCAAAATTCAGCTAGCTTTCTGTAATATTCATTAGTACTCACAACTCGATTCATACACAGACCTACCAGTCTAGTTATCTCTTTTCTTTCTTCACTTGTAAGTTGTTCGCTTTCAGGTACGATCGGGTCATTTTTAAAGTAATTCCATTTTGTGCTGTCATTACTTTTGTTACCTGAAAAATCATCCATTATATCCATACTATCACCTATTGTTATTTGCTATTTGATATTCTTCTTTTTTCTTTTTAACAAAAGCACTTCTTTTTCCTTTTGTCATATCCTTCCAGCAATCATCTAATGAATCAACTCTTGTATCAAACCCTGAAGATAAGCCACAAAACAATCTTTCTTCATCATCATAATCACCTTTATATGGATTCCAATTACTTTTTGTAC